TAAAGGGGATGCTGCCCTGAGCGCGGCTATTGATAAAGTTTCCGCTGACATGGGAACCACTAAGGCTGACTTGTTAACCCAGTTGGGAACTACTGAAGCTAATCTTAAAACCCAGTTTACAAATCAGCTTTCGACAATTTCTCAAGACCTCCAAGCTAAATATGACTCGCTCAGCGCGGATCAAAAAATCTTGGCTGATCAGCTTACTCAGCAGGGGATTGATCTTAGTGCGGCGATTACACAAGCACAGCAGCAGACTACAACGCAGATTACTGGGGTTTCCCAAGACCTCCAGAATAAATTTAACTCGCTTACCAAGGCGCAGCAAGACTTAGCTCTTCAGCTTCAACAGCAGGGGGTTGACCTTAATGCGGCGATCACTCAGGCACAGACACAGACTGCAACGCAGATTACCGGGGTTACCCAAGACCTTCAGACTAAATTTGATACACTGACAAAGGCAGATCAAAACTTAGTTACTCAGCTTACTCAGCAAGGGATTGACCTTAACACTGCGATTAATCAGGTAAAAACGCAGTCAGCAGATCAGTACACTAACCTTACTAACCTACTGACTAGTAACCAAGCGGCTACGCAAAAGCGAATTGATGACGAGGCCATTGCAGCAAAAGCCCGTAGCGATGCCGCAGAAGCTGCAGCAGCAGAACGTAACAACGCACTCGTTAAAGCTGGGGCTGCACAGGCTACCAAGACCCAACGCAATACAAATCTCAATAACTTGATGAACATGTTGGGTCAGGCAGAAGATGTTGCAGGGCAACAAGTTACAGTAAAAGGGGTTGACCCGGCTAAGATAGGGTATGTGTATGATTGGAACAGCATCTTCGCAAACCCCGCACAACAAAACATGTTTGTATCACCCTATGCTAAGGGTGGCATGGTTAACGGCGTAGACGAAGTAAACGATGAATTGCTCAATATTTTGAAAGGTTAATCATGGCACTAAGATGGGTAGCTACAGGTATAGACGCAGACGGTAACGAAGAAGGGTACAACATCGACGATGGTACCGGGTATGTTTGGGATAGTGGTGGCAACTTGCTGGATCAAACAACTGCTGATCCAATATCCGCAGGAAGTTACACCCCGGAATACTTGAGGCAAAATTATCCCGGTCTGGTTGCGGAAGACCCTAGTATCGTAAGTACTATCGGGAATTTCCTAAAGAGTGCGGGTACTGCCGCGTTTGACAAGATAAAGAGTGCGTATACCAAAAACGGCGAAACCGACTGGAGAGCTATCGCAGCTACTGCTGGCGGTCTGTACGGTCTATATCAAAGTCAAAATAACCAACAGCAACCCACGGGCTACCAAGGAAAAATACCTAAACTTGAAGCCGTACGTGAGCAAGTTCCCAATACAAACGACACTACCCGCCGCCCCGGAAGTGGTAACCAAACGTACTTTACCAACACTAAATACGTTGCCCCCGCAGATGCTGCCACAGCACGCACAGCGGCTAAGACAGAAGCCGCTGGACTGGAAACGCTCAATAAAGCTAACCCAGCGCGGGAAACTACTCCACTTCAGGCGGGCGCAGCTAGATCAAATACGCAAACCACTGAAGCAGAAGCCGCAGCCCCTGCGTCAGATGTTGTCAAAAAATTACCGGTACCTACGTACGCCGCAGGGGGTATTGCTAACATGGCTCAAGGCCGATATTTAGGTGGCGCAACTGACGGTATGGCTGATAAAATCCCAGCACGTATTGGGAAGGATCAGGAAGCTCGGTTGAGTCACGGCGAGTTTGTGGTACCCGCAGACGTAGTGGGTCACCTTGGTAATGGGAATTCCGAGGCGGGTGCAAAGCGACTATACGAAATGATGGATCGTATTCGGCAGGCGCGTACAGGCACCACCAAGCAAGGTAAGCAGATTAACCCCAATAAATTTCTTCCATCGTGAGGTAAAACATGACGGTTCAAGCATCTACAGGTACTACGAATACCACGGGTACCACAGGCTCTACTGCAAATACCGGCGTAGGCCAGCAGACAGGTACCGAATCTTCCCTATCAAATTGGGCAGGGGATTACGTCACCAATATGCTTGGCAAAGGGCAGGCACTGTCCGAAACGCCGTACCAAGCATTTGAAGGCCCCCTCACTGCAGGGGAATCTGACCTTCAGAAAACGGCGTTTCAGGGTATTGCAGGGCTAACAGTCCCCACAAGTCAGATGGGCGCGTTTACACCTAAGACGTTCGATGCTACCCAAGCCCAGAACTACATGAATCCCTACTTGACTGCGGCGCTTGACCCGCAGATTGCAGAAGCTCGACGACAATCGGAAATTGAAAACCTAAAAAACCGTACCGCAGCGACCAAAGCGGGAGCATTCGGTGGTAGCCGTGGCGCGTTGATGGAGTCCGAGAACCAGCGCAACCTGTTGCAAAACTTGTCAGGCATCACCGGCAAGGGTTACGCGGATGCGTATACCCAAGCTATGAACCAGTTTAATACTGAGCAGGGCAGGGGGCAAACAGCAACAGACCAAGCTAACCAATATGGGCTTGCTGCGTTGCAAAAACAAACTGATGCGGGTGCTGCCCAGCGCGACATTGAACAGCAAGGTATCACCGCTGACATTAACGAGTTTAATACCCAACGTGAATATCCGTACAAACAAGTTCAGTACCAGCAGTCATTGCTGCAAGGACTACCGCTGGCGGCGCAGACTTACTCATACTCACAACCTAGTACGCTATCCCAGATTCTTAGTCAGGGTGGTGGCATGATGGACTTGTATGACCGTATTTTTGGTACGGGAGCGGCTGGTAGCACTGGAGCAACTGGTGGATAGACAGCCCCCTGATAAGGAAACAACATGATGCAAAACGCCACACCCCAAGGTATTGCTGGGCTTACGCAAAAGCCGCAAGGTCAGCCACCCATGCCATCTCCCGCTAAAGCTAGCCCCATGGCTGGGCTTGGCGGCGTGGATGATCGTGTTTCCGCTTACATGAGCAACCCCAAACCGCTAGAGCAACGCTATGCGATGACCCAAGACTTGCTTGACTTGCTTGCACTGCAAAAGATCAAATCACAAAAGGATGCTGCCGCACGCCAAATGCAGATGCAGATGGCACAGCAACAAGCCCAGAATGGCGAGGCTAGCATGACAGTGGCACAGCAACGCGAGAAAGAAGTCAATGATCTGACCAAGAATGAACTTGCCCAACAGCGTGGGGACACCGCCCAACATCAAGCTGAAGAGCAGCAAGCCAAAATGCAAAAGATGTTAGGTGGAGTAGCTAGTGCACCCGGCGCTGCCACTGCCGCGCAACCGCAAGCTATGGCTGCGGGTGGTATTGTTGGTTACGCTGGCCCTGAAGGTTCTTTGGTTGGTGGACAACAACCACCGTCGCCTGAACGCCAAGAAGAACTTCGGCGTAAAGCGCGAGAATTCAGTTTGTCTAGTATGCCTTCACCAAAAGAGATGCTGCTAAAACGGGCACAGTCAAAGCTGATGAACGGCCTTGAGCTAACCCCCGAAGAGCAAGCTGCAATTGCGGAAAGCAAAATGGCACAAGCTCCTGCTGCCCCTCCCGCACCTATTGCGGCGGGTACTCCCAACTTACCCGTAACGCCATCTGCACCTCTGGCTCCTCCACAAGCTCCCCCACAAGCTGCCGCGCCGAAACCTCCCGGTCTGCCCGGTCTGCCCGGTGCCGCTGGTAATCCTGCCGCTGCCCCACAAATACAGCCCGGTGCCGTTGGCCCCGCTAATGATTTTGGTAGGAAGCTGGAAGATGCTTCATTGAAAGATGCACAACTGGACGTGCAGAAAGCCAAGCTCGATGAAGAGCAACGCGTACAAGATAAGTTAGCCCTTACTCCAGAACAACGTAAGGTGTACGAAGAGGGTATTGGTGGCCTCCAGAAGATGTATCAGGAACAATACGATCCTGAACGTCAACGTCAAGAAGGTCTTAAACGATTCCTGATCGGTGCGGGTGGTCGTCGCTATGGCGAGTTGGCTGGCGGTGCGGGGTCTGCTATGGATTACGATGCTGCTCAGCGTGCCGATAAACTTAATGAATTCAAAGGTATCCAAGGTGCCCGTACAGGACTCATTGATATTGATCGTGCTAACGTCAAAGAAGGTATTGGCGCTGGTCAGAAAGCGTATGAGCAAACCGCAGCAACAAAACGTACGGGGCTAGATGCAGGTAGTCGCTTGTACGGTGAAGATGTTAAGAGCCGAGATACTTTGTTCAATATAAGCCAAACCTCCAGAGACAAGGAGCTTGACCGGGAAGTTGAAAAGCTTAGGATACAGGCACAAGCCGCAGCAACACAAGCTACACGAGAGGCAACTACGTTTGCGCAACAACAATCGGCCCTTAATACGGTAATCACCAACCGGGCACGTGCGGTTGAGGCGGTCAGCAAGCGGTATGACCTAGAGTTACGCAATGTGGAAATGTTCTTGCAAGGTAACCCCAAAGACGCAGCACTCCTGAAGAAAAAGGAAAAATTGTTGCTCGACAGAGACGCCGAAATCAATACGGTGTCCAAACCTTTCGATAATTCAGAAGATTTAATTACCAGTAAGATGGGTGGTGGTTCGGGCACCATGGGATACACGGTTACGAAAAAGGCCCCACAATAAGGAGCAGCGATGCCGCTATACGAAATTACTGCGCCGGATGGGTCGGTCTACGAAATTGAAGGCCCAGAAAACGCTTCACAGCAAAGTTTGATCCTTGCTGCCAAACGTCATGAACGCCAACAACGTAGTGATGACATACAGCGCCGCCGCACCGAACTGTTGAACCAACCAGAACCGAAGCCGGAAACTACGTTTGGTGGCAACGTCAAAGAAGCATTCAAAGGCGTAGTCCCCGGTGCAATTGGATTACTGGAAACAGCAGGAACTGGCATCTCATCGTTGTTGCCTGAAAGCACGGAGAAAGCTGCACGCGAAAAAATCAAAGAGCTTGCAGGCATTGCTAAGAAACCATTTGAAGCTGCTCCCGGTTACGAAGATTCAATTGGTCGCAACATCGGTCAAGGGCTAGGTTCAACTGCGCCATTCTTTGCCGCTGGCCCATTTGGGTTGGCAGGTCGTATTGCTGCTGGTGGTCTCGGTGTTGCCGCTGGCGCTGGTGAAGCACGAGAGAATGCAGAAGAGAAAGGTGCTACTGGAAGTGAACGCCGCACGGCTACCTTACTCGGTGCGCCAACTGGCTTGCTGGACATCATTGCCCCCGAGATTAAACCCTTCAAGAGTTTGATGGTGACCGCTGCCGCACGTGGTGGCATTGAAGGTGCAACGGAAGCCGCGCAGAAGATTGCACAGAACCTGATTGCCAAGGGTGTGTATGACCCCCAGCAGGAAATTCTCGTCGGTTCTGGTGAAGAAGGCGCATACGGCGCGGGAGTTGGTGCACTGGCTAGCTTGATCGTTGACATGACAATAGGCCGCAAGGCTCGTCGCGCACATCTGGGTCTGGATAAAGAAGCCCCTGCTGCACCTGAGACCAAACCTCCCGGACAACTATTGTTGGGTGGTGAAAAACCGTTTACGCCTGTAGGTTTGCCTGATGGTTCAGTGGCAATGACCCGCGCAGATTTGGATGCGTACCAAGAGTCACAATTCAAGAAGCAGTTTGCCCCACAGGATGCAACACCAAGACTGGGCAACAAAGACAATATGGGAATTCAGGGTGACTTGTTCCCAAGCGAACGGGATAGTGCCCTCATAAAGTTGTCTCAAATTGAAGGGCCGCAACGTCAAGCCCCAGCAGATTTTGAATTGCAAGCGCAAGAAGCACCCCGTGGGGAGCAGCAAGAACTTGACTTGCAGCCACGAGTTGAGCGGGATACAAAGACCCGCGACATGATTGACGATCTGGAGGAAACCCAACAGATCGAAGGGATGTACGCAGAGGATGACCGCGCTGCCGCCAAAGTCCGAGCAGAAAAAGAACGCTTAAAGTTTGAGTCCGACCTTGCCGAATTGACCGGACGGGTAGAAGCAAAGCAGACCAAAACAACTCAGGACAAGCGCCTTGAGTTGCTGCTGCCCATTGTTGAATCCAATATCAGTAATATCCCCAAGACGTTTGATCTAGCACTTAGGGCGGAAGGCTTTGCCCAACTTAAATTTACGGAGCGTGAAAAATCACTTATCCAGCGTGCGTACGATATTCGGTTAGCTGAAGAACCCGTAGTTGCGGAAGAGACTACGGAGCAGCCAAAAAGCCAGACTACTGAACTGGAAGCGCTGGTACCTGAAAAGAAAGCAGCACGCGAACCCGAACAGATGGGGTTTCCCGGCATGGGCAAGCCGAAAGGCCCAGCGCCCAAAGCTTTTTCGGACGAGGAACTTGCTACGCAAGAGGAGAAACCGTTCGCTACTGTACTGACACCCGAAGTTCTTACTGCCACTGGGCTACCTAAACAGTCGGGCTTCTACAAGCAACTGCTTAACATGGACATGGCTAACGAAGCACAACAGCCAATCGTTGCGCATATCTTTGGGCGTGTACGGGAAAACCCTAACGTAGCTCAATCTACTAAAGATGCTATCGAGCGTATAGCTATGCAAGCGTTTGGCGGGCTGGCTAAGCAAGGTGAAATGTTTGGCCCACGCGGTGGAGTAAACAAACCTGAAGGGGCAAAGAAAAATGCAGATGAGACAAAACCCGCAGTGGCGGCAACGCCTGCAGCAAAGCGTGACCAAGACACAGGAACTAAAGCTGGAGGAACTGGAGCTAGCGCTGAAAGTGGCAAACCTAGCACGGCAAAGAACGAACAGTCAGGAGCCACTACTACTGCCAAACGAACTGAAACATCTCAGCCTGCTGGATTGGGAGCTAGTAACAAACCTGCTGCTGGCGCTGGAAGTGGAACAGGAACTAAATCCGGTGCATTGAGCAAAGCCGATAAGGATGCTCTGCAGGCAGAACTTGACGCCGAATTGGGGCAGACTAAGAAGACTGAGACCAAGACTGAACCTAAGACAAAATCTTCTGTTGACGTAGCGTGGGGGATGCTGCAGCGTGCGGAAGCAGCCCAGCGCGAGGCAGACAAAGCCGCTAAGTCAAAGACCGAGACTAAGAAAACTGAGACCGAATCTGGTACGGAACAGAAATCTAAAGTGCAGGGTGCGCAGACGTTGGGAGATCAGGCTTGGAATGCTTACACGCTGGCTGCTAGGGGCGACAAAGCTAAGGCAATCGACTACCTTGCTGCAGATATCTACAACGCCATGTATCCAGAGAAGAACGTGGCTAAAGAACTTAACAAAATCATTGCGGACATTGTGAACGGCAGGATGCCAGAACTGAAATTTGGCAAGGGTGAGATTGGGTATAACGTACCCAACACGGGGGGCAAATACGCAGAAGCGTTCTACAACGAACTTACCGAAGCCGACAAAAAAGAACTTCTAAAACGTCTTGAGTACTACTTTGTTGTTTCCGACAAAGGTCAGACAAGCCAAATGAATAGGTTTAACGCACGACAAAAACTTGCCCGGTCACTTAAAGCACAAGTAGAAAAGGTAGACGAGGTTGTTACCGCAAAGGAAGTGGGTAAGATAAAGAAGGAAGACAAGGTTGGGTACGCGGGGGCAAAAGATACACAAGCAGAGTTAGAACTAGCGCACGATGCGACTACGCTCTCGCGCCCCCTGCACCCTTTTATTACTGATACCCTGAAATCTGGTGACCTGATTGGCGCGTTGCGCTTACTTGGTAGGCAGCAGTTGGGTAGAACATCCGTCGCAGCCAATAAGTTAGCGGATGTGTTGGGCAAAACCAAAATTGAATTTGTCAGCGGGTTGAAGAACGCGGACGGCGAACCCGTGGCTGGTCTGTACGACCCCAAGACAGACACCATCAAGCTTGATTCCAAAGGCGACATGAGTGTGCACACCCTGCTGCACGAAGTGGCCCATGCTGCCACGTCTCATATCTTGAGCAACAAGTCTCACCCTGTGACTAAACAACTTACCGAGTTGTACAACAATGTTAAAGACTCGCTGGACTCCGCATACGGCACAATGTCGTTGGATGAATTTGTTGCAGAAGCTTTCAGTAACCCAGAGTTTCAGCAAAAGCTTGCAGGCATAAACCCCAAAGGCGAACCTATCACTGCATGGCATCGCTTTACCCGTGCAATAGGTAACTTCTTACGGATACTGCTGGGCAAAGAATCCAAGAGTCTCGACTCCGCGCTGGACGTTTCCGACTTCTTAATTGACGGTATCCTGTCGCCTGCACCTGAATCTCGTGGCGCGGGGGAGTTGTACTCGGCATCGTTGTTGCATAAAGGCAGCGAGTTCTTTAAGTCCATGGACGACCGAATCTTGAGTATGCCTGCAATGGATAACAAGATTGCCGGAAAAATCTATGAAGCAATCCGCGAGGGCGTACCTTACGCTACCAAGAAATTAATACTGCGCGGCTTGCCCTTAAATGCCCTGACTGAAGTTGCGGTAAAAGAAATCCCCATGGCTTCCCAACTTGATGAGTTGGAGAAGCGTTGGAACGGCGCGGTGGATAAGCGTAAGCGTGCTGCGGAAGCTACGATGACCAATGTCCAGCGATGGATAAAAGGCAATCCTGAGAAGGAAGCTACCCTTAATGATGTCATAGCAACTAGTACGCTGGATCAAGTTGACCCGTCTAAACCCCGTGCGTATTACAAAGGCCAGCAGTCTGAGAGTGGTCTGGATAAGCAAGCGGTATGGGATAGCCTAAGCACTAAGTGGAGCAAGCTTGGCCCAGAAGGTCAGACAATCTACAAGCAGATGCGGGATACCTACGCTAAGAGTTATGACGACCTAATTGAATTGTTACTTAGCCGCATTGACGCGTCCGTTGAAGACAAGAAGGAAGCTGCTAAGCTCAAAAAAGAAATCTATCAGAAGCTTGCCACCAAAGGGAAGATCGAGCCGTACTTCCCCCTAACACGTTTTGGTGACTACCGACTGTCTTACGATAGCAAAGGGGAGCATTACGTTGAACACTTTGAGACTTCCGTTGAGCGTGAACGCGCAATCAAACAACTGGAAGCCGAGGGGAAAGCAAAGAACCTAAGCCGATTTAGAAGCAGCGATAGCAAGTCGTACAAGAACGCGCCCCCGACATCGTTTGTAAACAATGTGTTGCGTACATTGGAAGCCAACAAGGTTAACCCGGAAGTTACCGATGAAGTCATGCGACTGTTCTTGGATGCACTGCCCGAGTCGTCGTTTGCCCAAGCGTTTCGTAAGCGTAAGAACACGCCCGGATTTAGCTTTGACGCAACCTCCGCGTTCTACACACGGTCAATGAGCATGGCACACCAACTGGCTAACCTTGAGTATGGTGCCAAGGCGTACAAGCTGCGTGATGAGATTAACGAACACGTCAAGAAGACCAACAACACCGAGATTGCACGGGGGTTGGCTGATGAGTTGAACAACCACATCGAGTCGTTAGTTAGGCCAGAAATCCCCACGTGGTCTAAAGCTGCAACATCACTAACCTTCGCATGGACGCTTGGCTTCAACGTGTCGTCCGCAATGGTGAACATGTCGCAGGTGCCTCTGGTCATGATGCCTTACCTTGGCGGTAAGTACGGTTACCCCGAAACAACAAAAGCTTTGGGTGCAGCTACCCGTTTGTTCTTTGGTAGTGGGTTAAAACGTAACGCCAACATGACTGTGCCCACTGCGGATGGCAAATCCAAGATTGAACTAAGGGCAGGCTTCTCGTTGGACAACTACGACTTTGACGCCAAAGATACTCCCCCAGAAGTCAAGCGCCTAAAAGAGTTATCACAAGTTGCCGAAGACTACGGCCTGCTCAGCCGCTCCATGACGAGTGACATCCTGCAAATGGATAACAAATCCACGGCGCTTGATCGGGTCAACGCTTGGTCTGGGTTTATCTTCCATCACGGTGAGCGCATGAACCGACAGGTATCGCTGATCGCTTCCTACAACCTTGAGCTTGAGCAGATGGAGAAGGCTGGCAAAAAGATTGATAGCGCCGCACGTACCGAAGCTGCGAAGAACGCGGTAAAGATTTCCGAGTTGATGAACGGCGGGGCATCTGCGGGTAGTGCACCTTTGTTGGCTAAGAGTGGCGCTGGCAAGATATTGTTTATGTACAAGCGGTACGGCGCAACCATGTACTACATGATGTTCAAGACCGCCCGTGAAGCCATGAAGTCTGAAGACAAGCAAATTCGACAAGCTGCTATGCGCCAAATTGCGGGTACCTTTGCTTCCGCTGGTCTCATGGCAGGTGTTCAGGGCTTGCCAATGTTTGGGGTAATGGCGGCTATTTACAACATCTTTAAGGGTGATGACGACGATGATGCGGAAACCGCAGCACGTAAGTGGCTTGGCGAAGGTATGTACAACGGCGCGTTGAACTACTTGACTGGAACCGCTGTCGCTAACCGTATCGGCCTTTCTGACTTGCTGATCAACAGCACTGGGTACAAGGAGCAAGACAACGCACTGCTCTCGATGGTGCAACTCTTGGGTGGCCCCGCTTATGGTGTGGCTGACCGTATTCAGCAAGGGATAAAGCTGATCAACGAAGGTCAGGTTGAGCGTGGCTTAGAGCGTATCGCCCCCTCTGCCCTTGCCAATGTTATGAAGGGTTACCGCTTTGGAACTGAAGGTGCTACCACTCTGCGTGGTGATCCCATCACTAGCGATATTGGTGCAGGTAGTGCCGTTGGTCAGATGCTTGGGCTTGCCCCTGCGGAATACAGCCGCCAGCTAGAAATCAATGCGTTTGAAAAAGGGGTTGAGCGTAAGGCGCTTAAGAACAAGAGTAGGTATTTGAAAGAATACTACTTGGCAGTGCGTAGCGGTGATGCCGATGGTGCTGCAGACGCCCTGAAAGAGATGATAAAGTTTAATCAGAAACATCCTACTGCGGCTATCAGCGCTGAAACTATTCGGGATTCAATGCAGCAGCACATGAAAACGTCCGCAACGATGTACCACGGGGTTACGTTCAACAAACGGTTACGCCCTGAGCTACTACAAGATGCAGCCGAGTTTGATGAGGGGTTGTTTGAGGATTAAAAAAAGCCCCTGCTTTTTACGGCGGGGGCTAATACTATCAAGGAGAACGAAGTGACAGACAACTGTCGGGGGGAATCGTATCACAATCTTCTCCAAATGCGAACCCCCCATCGCCCCTTCTCAATTCCGGGGCGGTAGTGCATGATCCATTCACGTGGGGTAGTAAGCTCATGAACTTGCCGTACAAGCTCTAACGTGTTAATACATGGTATAAAGACGGATGCTCCCACAGGAAACAAATCCCACGGGACAATGATACGCACCCCATCGGGTGCGAGGTCATCAATTCTGACTCTGTTTTTGAAACAACGCGGACGTTGTTGCCAAAGCTTGCTCAGTTTCATCGTCCATAAACCCAGAACAATCTAATACCAAAACATCGGTTGGGGGCATATTGATATGGGTACCCTTACCAAGCCGCACCTTATTCTTGACCGCTTTGGTTCTGCCGTTTCTTAGTGCCTCAACAAATCCCGCATAGTTAATCTGCTGCTTGCCGCACCACTCTTTGAGCGGCTTGGAAATCAAATACAGCTTCTTAACATCGTACTCGTACCGCGCAACAAAGTGCCCACGTGGGGAACCATCAGGGATAATGATCTTATCCAATGCCCCCGCACTACCACGAGCATCATCTGTTGACTTGATACGGAGCATATTGTTGTAGTTTTCAGCCAAGTAATCCGTAAGCTGGGACTCAACGTCCACGTCCATTTCACTGATCATGAGCTTGGCTTGCTTCATCACCCCAATAATGAACTGCACAATAGGGGCAATCTGCCAATTAATCAGCCCAGCTTTCTTGGCAAGCATCAACCCTGCAATAGTACGGGACGCCAAGGCAGACCAATACCGGTTCTGTGCGGACAGGTTCGACGCCGTATCGAGCTTGCGCTGTACCGTCATGGCTAACTCTTTAGACGCTTCAAGATCATTCAGTATGTACTGTATAAACACTATCCCTGCATGCCCGTAGTTGTCCTTAATAGCCGCGCTGAACACATCGGTCTCGGCCTTGGTAGCAAACTTCACTGGCTCTACACGGCATGACAACACCCGTTGGGCTTCCGCTTGCGGCAGTGCTTTGAACAATGCAATACGCTCAAGTATGTCGGTATTACCCGTGGTGCCAAACAGCGTTTTCCATGGCTTACCCCGTGTACGCTCTACGTTACCCTTCGGCCCCATGCGGTTACGTTGTAGACCACTAGGAAGTTGGTACGCCCAGTCTGACAGGTCTTGTGGCTTGGTGTTGGTCATCTCGTCCATGTAGCAGGGCAGATTCTTATACGCCTCGGCACGGTTCATCTTGGAGTTAAACGTATCCCGTTCCTGCATAACCATCAAATCTGGGTCACCCCAGATGGAAGCGCCTGCGTACATTGCAGTGGTCTTACCCAAACCGGAACCCTTGCTCCACACGTGGAAGGCAGCAGCATTAATCGGCTGAAACTCCATCAAAATAGCGCCGAGGGACAGCCCAAACATGAACTGATGTAGCTCCATGCCCGGTTGGTTGTAGAACTCCATAGTTTGTTTCCACTTGTCCAAGGTACCTTTGGTCTTAAAGATTGGAAACAGCCCCACGGTGGCGGTAGACGGTGAACTCACTTCAATCCGGTCTTTGTAGATATCCATGTTGCCGACAAGAAACGACTCGTGTTTATCGTCTTTCCATCCGAACTGCCTGCATGCTTCTTCGGCTTCGGCACTAAACTGTAGTTGGTTAACCCACTTCATTACGTACTCCATTAATTCTTGTACATTGAGGACTGCTACCCCCTGCATCGCAAGCTGCTTGCGAAATTCATCCTTGGTGCCCACAGCAGTTAACGGAACCGTGAATTCACGAACGCCGTCTTTGGGCAAGTGCAAGCGCATCACCAGAGACTCACCCGCTTCGGGGTCTTTGATACGCCGTACCACGTACAGGTCGTTGAAATACACCAGTACGTCTTTGTCTTCGTTGTCTTCGTTCTTTGAATGTTTGAATACTCCGCCACTCTTGCCCCGAAAGAACGGGTGTGGATATTTCGGTATGGTGTATTTGATTGGGGGGGCCGCCGCGATATCTAACGGCTTTTCTATTACGATGTTATCGGACTCGTCAGCCTCTTCAACTTCCCGCCCAAGGGTGATAGGTGACTTGATCTTGTTCCAATGCTTGCACTCGGGGCACACCCCAGCGCGGTACTCATCAAACCGTGAGCAAAGGTACGGCCCCTTAATCAGATCAGCCTTAATCTCGGTTTCCTCGGCTGAGTACTCGGGATGCTTGACAGAAATCTTGTGTATTGCTTTGTTACCGTCAATGCAGAACTTTGCAATGGATAGCCCCGCTCTCCACAGTGGCTCCGTCACATTGGCCTGATTGTTGACAACTTCCTTAAGCTGTTCGCACCCAGTACCTGCCATGGTCTTAATCAAGATAGTCTTGAACCGACTCACAAAGCTACCCGTCAGTGCTTGCATCATGGCATCTTGCTGTGCGGGTTCGTACTTCTTAGACGGCTTCCATGAAGGCGCATCCTCACCCAGCAACGCAACAAACTCATTAAACGAGATCGGTGCGCCAGCCCCGCCAACCATCTTCACTTCGGCAGGAACTTCGGGTTTATAGTTATGCGTTTCGGGTATACGCAGCACACGTGCCGCATCCGCTGGAACTGCGGGATCAACCCGTAGCCCATGTGTTTTGCACAGACGTTTGAACTGCTCAGCAGCCGGAACCCATGTACTGCATGAGACCGATTCGGTAAGCGCCCAGTACACGTGTATGCCACGCCCTGAGTTAATAACAGTAGGGCGAGGTAGCTTCAGCCCTTTACAGAACGTCCGCAAGGCGTCAAGAGCATCGCTCTGTGTCGCGTAGTCTTTTGTTGGCCCACAGTCGAGGTCGAGAAAGAATGACTTAAGCTGCTTTACATTGGGTGCTTTGCGAGAACCAGCCTCTTCAAATGTACCTAACGCAAAGTAAGCGTCATACCCCTCAGCATCTAAATTGTGGGCAGCATGGATTGTGGCATCGAGGTTATCAAAGAACTTCTGCACTAAGCGATCATCACGTATGCGATGCGCAAATACGCAGTAGTAACCTTCGTCCCCTAATACCGACTCCAGAAATTGTTTTGTTTCCATAGCCGCCGATAGTTAGAGTGAAAGGGATAACTGAAAGGTGGGGGTACTCGTCTCATTAAGCCTGCATGGTGACACAGAGCATGCAGATCATGGAGTGCTTTCCCCCCTAAACAAATCAGTCGTCCCAGTCGCCAACGATATCGCTAAGCTCGGACTTCTCTTCCACTACAGGAGCGGACTTCTTGGTAACCTTGATAGGCTCAGGCACGTCTTCAACATCGGCCTTCGCAGCTTTTGGCGTTGCCTTAGCTTCGGCTTTAGGCTCAACTTTTGGTGCGGGTTCTTCAAACAACTTTGGCTCAGGGATAACACCGTCCATCTGAGACACGTTCAAGGTAATGGCCTTGATGGTATCGGGATGGTTCTGCAGTGAAATCGCAATCTTGAGTTCGTCTTCTTCCAATGCACGGACAGGACTGAACACCAACTTGGGCGTAGCACTATTGATATCAAAGCGCATCTCGGTCACGACAGAAATTGCGGGGGTGTTGTATGCCTTGAGGTGACGACCATAAGCTTGCAGGGGCATCTTCTTACCCTCTGCATCACCAAACACGGATGTCGATGGCAGGGTCAATTGATACACAGCTTCCTTGTTCAACTCACCATCCAGCGCCAGCGCAACGCGTTGTTGGAATCGGCATGCACGGGAATCGTTCTGACCGGAACCCTTGATATGCTGCTTGCAATCTTTACAGAACTTGGCTTGGCGCTGATCTTCTGGCACGGCTTTGTCGGGTGTCTGGGTATCGCTCGACCAGCACATAGGTTTCATCTTCTGGCCCTTGACGTACGCGCCATCAAAGAACATACGGGACACGGGTGCAGCGTTAATCAGGATAACGTTCATTGCACGCTCTTCACTCACACGAACTTCTTTACCGTTGAGAAACTCACGGAACGCGCCACCTTCAATGCTGAGGCGCTTGCTACCACCTGCACCGCCAGCAATAGTGCTTGTCAGGTTATCTTCAATACCGCTCAACAGGGCGAGGGCGGCGTTACTTGTGTTCCCAAACAGGGTCAATTGTGTACTCATCTTCATTTCTCCAGTTAAAAGTCTTCGTCAGGGTTGTTAAAGGGCAGTTCTAATTGAACAGGGTCTTCAGGTTTCGCGGGTTCAGGCTCCGGTGCAGTCTCGGGCTTAGGGAGCATCAAGGCATCCATGACCCTTGCTACATCAAACCGATACGTGGTACCGATCTTCATGTAGGTATGGGGAGGGATATGGCCTTGACGCAACCAAGCACGTACCGTTGATACTGAGACCGTGAACTTCTTTGCCAACTCTTCAATCGGCACTAGGGGTTCGTCGTTCATCACTTTCTCCGTACAGTTATGGTGTATTTGCTATCAGTATTGAGTCCCGGTGGTAGCAAATCAGGGTTGGCCTCAAGGAACTCTTTGAGGTTCGTTTGGTGGATGCGTTGGTGCAGCAGGTGGGGAGCGTTGTGTTCAATAATAAATTTGTGCATACCTTCCCAGTTGTTTGTCCAATAATCAGTGGACACAGTGCGATAGAACAAACCTTCAGTCGTACGTACACTGTCAGTGTTATGGTCTTTACAAAATTGCAGGAGTGCGGACTTTACCTTAACCATCTGCGCGGCAAGCTTTGCTTCTTCCGCTTCGTAGGCAATGCGCATCTCGTCATGCTTGGCCTTCATCTTCAAGTACACCTTGACCAGCTTTTCTGGTTCGATTTTGGGCGTAGTTTCGTCTGTCATTTCGTTCTCCAGTAGTTGATGAGGTATTTATTATAGTGGTGTTTTGTCCTTTATTCAAGTATTTCTTTGTAAAGGTCAACTATTTTTGAGTGAACGTCTATTTTGTTATCTAGTAAGTTGTAAACGTGTCTTTCTACACCTGACCCTAGTAGCTGTACAACTGTAGATGGGTGACGTTGGCCCGAACGGTGTACACGCGCATTGGCTTGGGCATAGGTCTCAAGGGAGGATGTCGGCCCCCACCACACTACAGTGTTGGCAGCGGTGAGCGTCACGCCATGGGCGGCTGACTGGGGTTGGATCACCAGCACCTTGGTACCGTTGGGTTCAGTCTGAAAGCGGTTAAAGATATCCGTGCGTTTGTGCACTGGGACATCCCCATTGATCACCTCGGTAACATACCCACCAGCATTGAGCTTGTCGCTGAGGATGCTGATCACATGCTTGAACGGCACGAACACCAGCACCTTCTGACTTGATTCGTCAATCACCTCGGTCAACACGTTGTATCGGTTCTTGATGTCAAACTCCAAGGTTTCCCCAGAGTCAGAGTACACGGCACCGCATGCGATCTGCAGCAGCTTGCTCATGTTCACGGCGGCGTTAGCTGCGGTAATTTCTTCTCCTGCGGCTTGTACGACCAGCCGGTTCTTCAACATGTTGTAGTAGCGCTGCTGCTGTGCGGTCAATTCGACGCGGCGTTTAACGTAGGTCATCTCTGGCAGGTCAAGGCACTCGTCCTTGGTAAACCGTATGGCAGGTTGCAATGCTTCGTACACGGTCTGCGTAGCAGTCGGTTTGGCAATCCAACGAAAGGCGGTGAACTTGGTCATCACCTGATCACGGTACGTGGTAAAAAATTTAGGCACGCCCTGTGGATTGACCAGCTTGGCT